GATAAAGGATGGCGGCGTAACGTGTGAGGTGACTGCTGCCTCATCCGTGAAGGGTCCGAAGCCTACGTTGCCTACGACAATTGCCGCATTGACGACGTCGATGAACTCCGGACGGCAGTCTGGGTAGACGAAGTGGTCGCCGGCATGGACTCCGGTAGCCAGGAACTCGTAGCTGTTGTTGACTGCGACGCCTGCCGCGATGGACAGCATGATCATGTTACGGTTCGGAACGACCGTCAGCTTCATGTTGTCTTCGGCGTAGTGACCCTCCGGCACCTCGATGAACTCCTGAGTCTCGCCAGGTTCGCGGGAACGTTCGTCCTTTGGCGAGGTGAGAGCCGAGTTGCTGATCAGGTGAGTCAGCCCGGTGAGGTCGACGATGTCGTGTCGCAAGCCAAGCTTGTCTGACGTACGCTTAGCGTACTCCAGCTCCTTGGCGTGACGCTGGCCGTAGTCGAAGCTGATCAGGTGAGGCGTGAAGCTGTCGTCGAGGAGCATGTAGACCAAGGTAGTGCTGTCGAGGCCACCAGAGAAGATGGCAACGCAGTCGTAGCAAGGTTCCATTACTTGGGTCCTCCAACTAGGGGGTGGTAGATTTGCTTGCCGCTTTCGGTTCTTGACATCGACACTTGCCCTCGTTGCAGCAAGGTGTCGAAGACTGCATTGGCCTGCTGGGCCGTAAGGTGGTAACTCTGCATGAGTGCAGAACGAGCGATGCCTGGCCGCTTGATGATCGCACCGAGGATACGTTCCAAGTCGCGCTCATAAGAGGTCTTTCCGATTCCGTTGACGATTTCGATAGCGTAAGCACGCCATTGCTTTCCGTAACGAATAGCGTGTACGATGTCGGACTCTTCAACTGTCACTCCTTGCTGATCCACCTGCCTCGCGGCCGCTAGCAGGATTGATGCCTTCAAGATGTTCTTGGACAGGCGATCGAACAGAGGAGTCATTAGTTCAGGCTTCTCGGACTCGAGCCCCGACTGGACTAAGTCTGCTTCGAGTAGATTATACCTAGACCAAGCATCTGGAGTTAGCGACGCGCTCACGTTCGGCTCCATAGGTATCCTTTGGTTCAGAGCCTGCAGCGTGACGTTACTCGGCTGGCCGTAACTGTTAACTAGGTTCTCCATACGGCGGATTAGGAGATCTCGGTTGCCTAGGTCTTTGACTGTCGGCGGTCCGAGAGGTTGGAGACGACTAGTGTCACTCTCGGCCGTAACAAATACGAATCTCGGAATAAAACCCGAGGAGACGTGTTCGTGAGTAAGGAGGCCTTGTACTCGATTCCGAATCCCACCAGCGAAGATGAGGAGTATTGGATCGCGAACAGTGATCTCCTCTTTACGGAGAATTCGCTTCTGGAGCTTTCCGTCGTAGAGCTTCGTAAGAACCTCGGCCATACCGGCATAGTAGTCCTTCTTAGTGATCATCTCCAAAAGGCCGCTGAACTCGTCGCGCAGGAAGATCGAAGGCCTCTTGGGCCGCGTCGACAAACCCTGTAGCAGACCCTCCACGGAACCGTCTGTGGCTAGTACACAATCCGGATCCACTTCCATCAGGAGGTCCGTCGCGATGTCCATCGCTGTGGTCTTCCTCGTCAGGGTCGTATCGCCCAGAATCATGAACCAGAGGTTCGGTACAACTGGCCCATATGACGTCGGTAGAGTTACTCTGCCAGAGAGCAAGGCACTCAAAATAGTGAATGCACCCGCCTGGTGGTATTGGGTTGCGGCATCCCCCAAACTGCTGGCCCATTCGATGTACTCCTCTACAAATCCTTCTTGCTCTTCGGCAAGCTTCTCTTCTGTAGGTGTAAGTAAGTCTCGAACGTCAGCCCCAGGGAAGACGACGGCATTGACGCGCTCGTTGTAGCTGACAAATGCTCTACAGACTTCGACCCACAGGTAGGACCTGTCCTTACCATCTCGACGGTACTTATTACAAGCCGAAGCCCAGGCAACTACAAACACCTCCTCGCGTGTCATGCCCATCTCGAACAGAAGCATCTCCAGCTTCCAAAGCTTCTCTGACCACTCCCCGTCAGGGGTGACACTGAAGAGGTCATACGTAGCTGGAAGGAGTGCGTGCTTGTACTTCTGGAGAATGTCTTCTGGTTCTTCTGTAGGCAGTTGCTCCACTGTGGGCATTGGTGTCTTCAGGAATGCACTGTGCTTTACTTCGGGGTAGACGTTGAAGTCGCCTATGGTGTACAGTGCACCCGAATACTTCGAAAGGTGTACCTGCGGCGTACCTGCGTACTTGTGGTTCGGTGTTCCAGGAAGTCGAAGTAGTTGTGTGAGATCCCATCCACTGCGGTCGCAACCATCGGCTGCATGGAAGTAGGCTAGCCGCTTCGACATGTCTTCCGCTGCGTGCGGCGCTACCGCATGAGCCAAACTCCACAGCCCCTGGTAGCGCCCTGGCGAGCTCTCGATGAGGTAGGTCGGGGTGATCAAGAGCTTCTCGGGTGGGCAAGTGTCCAAGTCGGCCCAAACTGTAGGACACTGCTTTACGTTATCCTTGCGCCGCCTAGCGGTCTCGAACAGCTGAGGGCAGTAGTACACATCCGCGAGGTACTTACCGTCTTCGGCTGCTCGAGCAGCTTCGTCCAGTTGATCTGGGTAGCGGAAGAACCGCTCCGTCATCTCTCGCTTCTGTGAGCCCATACCGATAGCTAGGAAGGCAATACACAGATAGCCTCTGGACTCCGGACCAAAGGCCATCTTCAGAAAAGCTTTTGCAGGAGATTCCATGCACTGCCCTATTAGGTTGGGGATAGCCCCCGAGGGTGCGCTCGGGGGCTATCGTAGTTGGATCAGGAAGGCAGGAGAGAGTTGCCAGCCGAAGCCGTGGAGACACCAGCCTCGACCTTCTTGAAGCCGCTGACCTCGTTGCGCTCGTCGTACGTCTTCTCCTCGTTGGTCTGTGGGTCCTTGACCGTACGCTCACGCTGGACACGAACGACTGCGATCATGTCCGGGCACTCAGAGAGCCACCACTCCGGGCTAGGCACGTTGATCTCGCCTGCGCTACCGTCACTCAGGCCGGCCGCCTGCAGGAGCTGCCCCAGCGTGTAGCCCGCACCGGACCAAAGCATGACGTTGGTGAAGAGCTTACGACCTTCGTACTTGCCCTCCGTGATGGTGAGCTCCATCGCGTAGTAAGGCTTGCCCGGGTTCTTCTGGGACTTGCTCTCCTTGAGCTCGCAGTCGGAGACGGTGACCTTGTACTGCCCCTTCGGCAGCAGCTCGAATGGCTTGCTGGAGGCCTCCTCCTTGGAGAGGTTGACCTTGATGCCGCCACCGTAGTCGTCGTAGTCAGTCATTTGTTAGTTTCCCTTTTCGCTTCGGTTCTTGTTGTAGTAATTCAGGATGGTTTCCATCGTTACTGTTTCGTCGGCACCGATGATCTGCGGCATCGTTGCGCCACGCACCTTAGCGACAGCGATGTCCGTCTGACTAGTGAGCATAAGCCGACGTTGCTCACCATTGACTTCTTGGTTGTACATGAAGAAGACAATGTCGGGAATCTGTGGGAGCTTCATCTGCAACTTACCGTTGAGTAGTGGCATCCACTTGTGCTTACCAGTCTTGAGCTGGACGCGCTCAGCGTGTGCGATGAAGATCACGTGCATCGGAAGGTCACGGAAGAGACGGATCAACCGCGTGAGACGAACCTGCAGCTTGCCCCACTCACGAATGGAAGGGATGTCCGCGTCGCGAGATTCATTCTCCGGGTCGGCCTTCATCTCCGCCATGACTTGATCCTTGCACTGCTCTGCCATCTCGGACAGAGAGTCGAGGACTACCGTTCGATAGTTGTGTCCCCCGGCTAGGAGGGCGTTGTAGATGTTGACGTAGTCTCCCCACCGTCTCGCTGGGAGGATCTCGACGTCGGGGTGCTCGCGAAGTGTCGCCTTGCCCGCCTCAGCGTCGACGTACAATACGTTACGCATAGTTGGAACGCGCGAAGCAGAACCAGCCAGCCAAGTCTTACCAACACCGGCCTCTCCATAGATGAGCATGTTCAGCTTGTCGACGGTCTCGGTGTTTGGCTTTTCGATCTTGAGGCCGGCGAAGGACGTAGGCGTGAGGACATCTGTCAGCATGATGGGTACTCCGCTTAGATGAAGGACGAGAACTTGGCCGCAGCGATACGGTTCTGGTCGGTTCGCGCCTTGATCACGCGCTTAACCAACTTGTCGACCTTAGGGTTCGTACTGAACTTCCGTACAGGCTTCTCGGGTACGACCTTATCGTCCTTCACTTCACTGACTCCATGTGCTTGTCCGTCGAGGCTGGTGCCTCTTCCCAATAATGTCGATCTCGCTTGTCGAACATGGTGTCCAGTGTGTACTGGAAGTCCTCTCCCCGTTCCTTACCGAGGCAGGCGTCCCAGAAGGCACAGCCACCAAAGTTGCCAAAGCCCTTGCAGTGGAAGCGTCCCTGGTTGGGGTAGATCGGAAGGGATGGCCTAGTCATTTCCTTGGCCTCTTCGTACAGGTGTCGGAGGCCGTTGGCGCACTGTTCATCATTACGGAAGACCGGATGCCAAGCGTGGAAGACTGGACCCTCTTCCTGAAGGTACCGAATGTGATCGTCGTAGAGTCCTGCTTCGAAGGCTTCTGGGTCGTTCTGGGAGACGGTGTCGCGGTAGAGTTCCCAGTTCGTATTCATGCTCTTGGAGATACTGAACAACCGGTCCAGACGTCGACGCTGCAGGGGCTCAGGCTCTTCTGGAACGGCCTTCTTTATCTCGGCATAGATAAAGCCCACGACTGGGATACCAATGAGCCGAAGAGCTGCAACGTATCCCGTAATCTGTTCGTCGTTCCAGAGATACTCATCCGATGTCTCGAGCCCCGATAGGCGTGCCGCGGTCTTCCAGTCGACGATCCAGATGTTGCCCTCGCTATCCTGGAAAAGGATATCAAGACGTCCTCCAAAGGTTACAGGCAGACCCTTCCAGGTGGCCTTATTGGATGCAGGAGAAACTCCTGAACCAGGTACTTGGTAGTAACCTCGCTTAACGAGGAGGTTACGCTCGTATGTCGCATAGCGACGCCAGCACCAGTCGCATCTGCACCAGAGGTCCTGCTCACCAGTGTCAGGGTTGAGGATGGGTACTTCGAACTTGACCTCTACCTTGAGGGGCTTTAGTCCTGCGTGTTGGGTCGGAGCTACCTTGGTGAAGTAGTAGTTCAGCATCTTCACGCCAAGGTCGACACGATCCTTATAGTCCGCAGACATCTCAGGGTCGATGTCACCGTTGAGCTTGACGTAGTTCAGCCTCTGTTCTCGGGTGACCCGTTTGAAGGTCGCAATCGCCACTGCCAGAGACGCCGCCGGGTCTGGATTGACGAAAAGGCCAAGGTACGACTTGTAGTACTCCTCCATTGCTGCGTGGAAGGCAACCCCGAACTCCAGCGGGCGGGGAGTGATACGGGGGTAGTAGAACTGTCGGCTGATCCAGTCCCAGCGTCGTCGACACCCACGATAGCTCCTCCGCTCACTCGTGTGGATGGAGTGTGTTAGACCTGCTTCGATGTACTCGTTCACAGTTTTAAGCATCGACTCGTCCGTTTGAGGTCTTGTTGTTCTTTGTTACACTTATTATACTCTGCCCATTAGGGGAAGTCAAGACCGTCAAGCGATCAAGATTACTGCCACCACTCCTGGTGCATCTCTTCCGCTTCGAGGTCCTTTTGTTTCTGGTAGTCAGCTTCCCAATACTCGGTACAGCAGTCGAAGTCCGGGTTGAGTTCGCCATACGGACAGTTAGGGTGATGCGTAATGCCTACACGCGTATTAGAGTCCCGAATGGGCCGACCAGTATACTCTTCGTCGCCTACGAGGTCCTGGTATTCTTGCTCCATGTATGCGTAGTAGTCTGGATCCCAGTCTATCATGGCATCTTGTTCGGTATGCGCCAGCCCTGACGGTCAGCCCGGAAGCCCATGTAGTACACCTGGGTCTTTACGTTCTCGGGCAACTCTTTCAGGTTGAATGGGTGCTGCATAACTCCCTTGCGTGGCTTGCTACAGTTCACGCACACGAACCAACCGTACTTCTTGGAGCGTGCCTGCGAGAACTTGGTAGGACATTCGCAGAACATAGTCGGCACCGCATACACCTGGGGCACCTTCCACTCACTCGCCGGTGAGTTGTAGTGGAGCTCATCGACCATACGACCGTCAACTTCGACCTGGCCCGTCACCGTACCGAAGATGATGTTGTCGTTCTCGATGGCCGCAACGAAGGCGTCGGCCTCAGCATTGTCAGGGATCTCAACGACGACGAACCTCACGGAGCACCTCTTCTAAAAGTTGGTTGGTACGTTTCTGTTCGGCCACGAGTGCGTAGATGCCCTTGCCCATAGCAATCAGTGCCCAGGTACGTGCCTGCGTCATTTGCCACTTGTTGTCGGCAATGAGCTGTTTGCCCAACTGGGACTGGCCGAATCGGTACTTAGCGTCTTCGGGGCCCATGTTGGGGTGCCGCTCCGTCAAGGCCTTCTGCGTCGCTTCTCGCACGCCCTGGTAGAAGTCTTCACGAGCCGCAACAGCCTTATCCAGGAACTCCCCCGCCTTCATGAGCAGTACACGCATACCGTCATTAACCATGTTTAACACCTCCTTCATGTCAGCCACAGAACTCCACACGCGCGTGGAACGTGTTGCACTCTCGGATGCTCCCTCGCCCGCGTGGAGTACTGAAGCTGCATGCCTAGGCTTGTTTAACAGGGGAAGACTCGACGTACTCTACCTCGCCAAAGACCTTATGCGGAGACTTGCCACATTCGGTGTCGGAGTCGTGCCAGTGGAGTACTGACGTATCGCCCAGCTTCTCCCACTTCCTTCTAGCTTGCTCCTCGCAAACATCGCCGTCCACTACGCCTGCGATGACGAAGATGTGGTGGTCTGCCTTAACCTTGTTGATGACGGGCACTACTGTTCCCCCTGTCCTTCCGTGTCGCGAAGCGACCACATGGACGCTATGAGGAGCTGCAGAGCCTCCTCGCGTGTGAAGCCTGCCTTGACCCAGGATATGAACATCTCGTGCTGGAAGATAGCAGCCTCGTCCAGGCTGAAGTTGAAGTCCTCAGCTCTTGGGTTCATCCTTTTCATCCTCCAGGAGTGCGAACTTGATGTTCTCGTTCTCGAAGTCGCCGTAGCCTAGGTACTCGGTGATGTCGAAGGCGTCGGCCCTCATGGCACGGTAGTCGTGCTCGAGGCGCTCGGCCGGCGTGAGAGCGTCAGCCTGCTCCCTGGTGAGGGTGATGTCGCGGAGCTCCTCGTCGTACGTCTCCGTGTAGTCGTTGTCTTCGAGGTCCATCTCACCCTCGATGGTGATGCGGATCTTTGCCATTGTTACCACTTCCTTCCGGTGCTGTCACGGTGCTGAACCTTCTTGGAGCTGTGCTTGCTGATGCAAGCTAGTGCGTAGCTGACGGTCTGGTACTGACCGAATGGGATACCCTTCTCGTTGAAGGTCCCATCGTGCTTGACGACCTCTTCGTGCTGTGCAAGAGCGTGAGCGCAGGTGCTTTTGTTAGCACGTCCCACGATAGGGAGTGCGAACTGCTTCTTGGCGTGGTAGGGGAGCCGGTTCTTCCGCCTCGGATTCCTACGCCTACTACTTACCCCGGCCTGTGCGGCCCGGTCGAACCACTTCTGGCCTGCGTACATGTTACCCTCCCAGGGTCATGTGCTCGGAGAACTCCTGCAGTGCATTCTGCAGCCTCTGGATGAAGAAGAAGGCCTCCAGCAGGCTGTACAGTACCGCCGTACAGGTCACGATGACGAAGACGTTCTTCACTACGTCGAGGTATCGCTCGAAGGCGGATCGGTCTGGCGTGCGGATGAGTTCCTGCTGCGAAGCCTGCTCCTCTGGGTATCCCTGTTCGAGCCAGAGTTGCTGAGCTCGCCTCGCCGAGTTAGTGTAGTCACCCCACGGCAACGGATGCTGCATCTGTCTTCCCCTCTAGGACCTGCCTTAGCCAGGTCCACTTCATTTCGATGTGGTCGTTTCGCTTACGGTCGATGGTATTCCGTGCAACGAGTATAATGATGAGCACGGCGTTCTTTTGTCCCAGACGGTGAAGACGATCCTCAGCCTGCTTGTTCGCCGTGGGGCTCCAAGCCCTATCCAGGAAAATGCAGACCGAAGCAGCAGTGAGGGTGATACCGACACCACCTGCCTTAATGGTACTGAGAAAAACACGTATACGGCCGGCTTGGAACTCGTCGATAAGGTGATCACGGTCTTTCTGTGGTACGTCTCCAGTGAGAGTACCAACGGAAATATGCGCACTCTGAAGGCGAGTCGCCAGTAGGTTGATGGCTTGCTTTGACTGTCCGAAGACCACAATCTGAGCACTCGTAGCTCCAATGATGTCGACGACCGCATCGAGCTTACTGCTGGGCTCATCCAGTACCAAGTATCGGTAGGGCTGGCCCTCCTTGTACTTGATCTCCATCTTACCGTATGCAACTGCGAACTGCTGCAGTCGGACTAGCTGACTGATCACGTTGGGTGCTGGCAGAGGCTCGTCTTCGTGCTGTCCTACCCACGCCAACATGTCCTTGGCCATTGTGTCGTACGTACGTCGCTGCTTCGGATCCAGATCGACTTCACGGTCTTCGTAGGTCTTCTCAGGCATGTCCTCCCAAACCTGATCCTTCGTCCTACGCACGTAGGCATTGCTCATCGTGCGATGGATCAGCTCTGCGTCGTGCACACCTACGATCTCCGTGAAGGCTCTGCGATGGTAGTTGTCGCAACCCACAGCGTCGCACGTACCCTGTGTGTGCTTCTTCTGCAGGACATGGTAGTTGAAGAAGCCCCAGTAGGACGTGAACCTCTTCGGCCACAGCCAGTTCAGTACACTCCAGGCGTCGTCAGGCCTATTGTCGGCCCAAGTTCCACTCAGCCCAGTCTTGTAGGTTGTTCGGAGACGCTTGAAGATCTGCGTCTGCTGCGCCTTGCGGTTCTTGATGTTGTGGATCTCGTCGCCGATGATGTGGTACCAGGGTACGTCCTTGAGCTCCTCTGCGATATATCGGAGCACTTGCCAGTGCAGGATAAAGACGTGATACGCCGGATACAAAGTCCCGCTCTGGTCTCGCACTCTTGCCTTCAGAGCTGCCACGAAGGAGTCTCGGTTCTTCCTGTCGATCACCTTCACTCTGAGCCAAGGTGCCCACTCCTTATAGTGGTTCTCCCAACTGCCCATCACAGACGTCTGGGTAACTACTAAGGTCTGTCCCTTGTAGTCCTTGTCGTCACGACGGCGGTAGTTCAGATCCAACGCGATGGCCTCAACAGTCTTGCCGAGACCCATGTCGTCGCCAATAAGTATGGAAGTATCGTCCGGTCCACCGTGCTGTGCTACCTGCCACTGGTGCTTCAGGATCTGCCGGAGTGCATCCTTCTGGAACTTGTAGAGTTCGGGCACACTACCTCCCAGCGTGGTCGCTCAGACGTGGTAGCGCACTGAGCGGCTGTCTCCTGTTGAAGCATCTCTGATTAGGTGCAGCCCCGCAGACCTTACACTGCCTGCTACGCTTCCGCTCACGCTTCATCGGCGTACCTCTCTTGGTGGTAGTCTCGTTTGTAGTAGTTCACCCTGCTAGTGAGGTTCAAGCAGCGCCGACGTCCTGTCGCCCCACACTTGGGACATGCGTCCTTCAGTGGTCGTTTCACCTTCCGAAGTGCAGGCCCTATCCCGTTGGCCCTCAGCTGTCGCCTTGGCATTTGGTAGCTCCACGGTGTCTAGAACGTCGCCGGTTGTCTTACAGTACCAGTGGATGTAACTCTTACCGTTCCATCGTTCAGGATTAAAACCCAGGAGGGACGACTTGTAGCCGTGTCGCTGTCTGTGGTGAGGACACCAGACTCCGTCCTCTTTAAGAGCAGAGGCACTATCGATCGACCAAGTAGCACCTTCATGCTTCTTCCTCCTGCGGTACAGCTTGGTCGGCTCGCTTCCACTTCCCCAACTTGAAGTACTCATCGGCCTCCTCCACCACGACTACCTTCCGGCCGCACTCGCACCTAGTAGGTTCGAGCTTCTTGTTCCGAAGCGCTGCGTAGACCTTCTGCGGATAGATGCCGCGGAGCTTGGCGTACTGGATGGGCGGCAGCTTGGTCGCCCCCTCTAGATCGTCACGCTCCATCTCTTTCAGGAGCTCTTCGATGCCGCCCACATCCATACTAGCAGCCCGCCTCTCGGGTTAGGTCCTCAACCTTCATGCGGTTGTACCGTCTGCTGAGGTCCAGACTCTCGATATAGGCAACCAGTAAGCTCCGCTGTTTCTCTGCGACGAACTGCTCGATGTCGACCATCGGAGTGTTGACGAGGTTGCCAGTCTCCCCTCCGGGACCAACCTCGACGACATCCACGCATCCCGAGTAGTCCCCGTTGTGGTGGAATCGTGTACGACCGATCTCAGTAGTGTGCATGTTAGCCCACCAGGACCATCTTGTAGATCTTACCGTCGTTGGTGTCCTCGACGAGGATGTAGTTCGCCTTCTCCTTGAGCACCTCGACCAGCATCATGTCCTCGCTGATGATCGGCTTGTAGTCACCTTCGGGCTGCTGAGGCTCACCGTTGCGGTCGGGTGTAACCTTGTTGACCTCGGCTCCACTGCCATCTACATAACGCCACACGCCCGTGGACAGCTTCTCGATGTTCTGCGCCAGTGGATTGTGGTTGGCGTTCCTTCCCCAGCTGGACTTGGTGATCGCGCCCATGATCTGGCGACGGTCCCAGTCGGGAGCGAGTGCCTTCTCGAGCTCCTCGATGGTGACCAGCTTGCTGGGCCTCTGACGCATGTAGTCAATGACCTGTCCGAGGCATCCGCGCTTGAACCTCGGCTTGTTGTTCTCTGTCATGAGCTTACCCTCTAGCTCTCTTCGCGTTTAGTTAGTAGAGTAGAACAGACTAGATAGTAGCTAGGTTAGACTTTGGTTTCCATGTGTTAACGCTGGTTTGTATTTCTTCAAGATCCTCGAGTTCGTCTTTAGTCTGTTCTGTGTGCCATGAGTGCAGAAACGCCTTTGCCATCGAACGCTTCTCCCCTCGGGCGTTAGTCCAACGTACCTCTTTCTTGGCCTCGCGGATGTTGGTACAGCCTACCCAGTGGTACTGGTGGCCATCCTTAAGGGTTAGGTGTAGAGTGACCATTACTGGTTTGGGATCTCGAAGCCTGGCTTCTGTTCGTTCCTAGTCTGAGCTTCCAACTCTGCCAGGATCTGGTCGCGACGAGTGTTGGTTGTGATCAAAGCAGGCATCACGTTCTCACGTGTACGCGGATCGATCTTGTCCGGGATGGTATTGTCGGGGCGAATGGAGACTAGCCATCCGTCCCTATGGTACTGGCACCGAGTCTGATTGCAGGTCACCGTGACTACCTGCCCTCCGCCTGGGACGGGCTTTCGGCTAGCAACCTTGCCGGGCGTTCCGTCGTCCGGACATGCGCTTGCTTCCTCCCACGTTGTGCTCATCCGAACTCCCTGATGAAGGTAATGATGCATGCAGCTATGCAGATAGCTACTACGCTCCAGAGTACTGTCTCTTGCCAGCTCATGCTACCCTCTTCATCGTCTGAAGGTCGTCGTACAGTTCCTGGTAACCCTTGTCCAGAGCTTCGACCTGTGTCTGCAGACTCGAAGTCAGCTTCATCAGGTCGTTGACACGCTGCTCCAGGATGGCGGTCTTACCCTTCGGCTGACGCTTCCGCTCGATGAGGATCTTGAAGCCCTCTTCGGTCGGAGGTGCGAGTAGGATCCATCGGCTCTGCGCTACACCTCCACCACGGCGAAGCTGCTCGATACAGTTCTGCCCCTTTAGGGCGTCGAGGATCTTGGTGTAGTACGGGTTGGGAAGGTTCAGCTCCGCGAACAACCGCGTCAGGTGACCCTCGTAGACGTTGATTTCCTCTACGGGTTCCAACTCCTGCCCTTGCGGTAGCTCTTTGTGGCTCTTCTCCAGCATCGCTTCGTACAGTCTCAGACTGTGGTCGAAGAGAGCCGGAGTCAGCTCTTCAGTCGTAGTGTCACTCACAGTCACGCTCCAGGTATTCTTTGAGACCTGTCATGGCCTCCCTGTCCTGTCTAAGTTCGGCGTCACCCTCGAGCATGCCCTCCACGGTATCGTAGCTGATAACGTCGGTATGCTCTTCCAAGGTTGCGTCGATGGCATCAATAGTGTCCGAGATGATGCGCACGCACCTCGGCTTATCGAAATCCGCCATGTCTTATTATACCTTGTTTCTCTTTGGAAGTCACTATGTAACAGTGTTAAATTACGATCAAGTAAAGGAAAGGCCCCTCAGCATGTTGCTTCTGAGCGCTGAGGGGCCTTCCTCTTCCCCAACGGGGGCAGGGGAAGCTTACTCCGCCTCGACGATTGAGGCGGTCTCGGTCGGAGCCTGGCCGGTCTCGCCCTCAGCCGGCTTCGCCGCAGCCTTCTCCGCCTTCTTGGCGTCCTTCTCCGCCTTGGCGCTCTTCTGCGCCTTCACGCGGAGGTCCTTGGCGTCCCACCACTCCAGGCCGGCCTGCGGGTCGACCACAGCCGCGCGACCCTCAGCCTTGGTAGCCGGGAAGGGGTTCTTGCTCTCCGGGCCGTTGTTCTTGATGTAGCTGTACACGACCTGCGGGGCCACACTCTGGCCCTCCTGCAGCCGCACGCCCAGCGTCTCGTGCTCCTTGCGCAGGTGCTCGGTGAGGATCTTGGCGAACGCGACGGGGCTGACCTTGCCCTCGGGCACGGCCGGGCGCGTCGACTCCTTCTTCTCCTTGGTGGGCTTCTCGGCGTTCTCGGCCGGAGCCTCCACGGTGTCCTCGGTCTCGATGGCGGCCGGCGCGTCCACATCGACGTCGAAGTCCGGCTCGTTGACGGTTGCGGTGTTCTCGCTCACGGTGTTCTCCTTGTTGTTGTTTCGGTTGTTAGCTCGCTTGCTGCCGCTCATGGTTTAATTTTACATCCTTATCACGCAGAAGTCAAGGGGTCCATTTGAACTTTTTCGAGATCGTTTACTTGCAGTCTGGCCAGCGATCGCCTACATGGCAGTGTAGGAATTCCTGCCGCGTGACGTGGAAAGTCTTCTTGCCGCCATTGTCCATCTTCACGTTCACGAAGCAGCCATGACGCCCAGAACAGCCGACGCTCGTCACCTTACCTGCACCGTTCGTGTCACAGGCAGCTAGCAACAGAACTGCCACTACTAGTAATCGTTTCACGTCACCTCCTTTCTGAACAGGGATAGATCGGCCGTGTGGAGTTTGTAGATTATCTCGACCCATGTTAAACATGGCTTCCCCGTCGAGTACAAACTCCACACGGCCTTTGTTCCCGTAAACCATTCCTATAAGCCCATTCCAATCTAGCGAGGGTAGTACTTAGGCGTTACATCGGACTCACCTCCTTTGTAGTGCCTCGCGTGCTCCCGGTAGGATTCGAACCTACGCTTCCCCCTTGCCCGTGTCAGAAGGCGGATCCGTTCTAGTGTTCCCGCACTAGCCCAGATCTCGGGAGCCCATCCCGACGCTCGGTGGACCAAACCTAGTCGGGTTGTAACGTCTACTTCTTCTTGCCCCAGAGCTTGCCGATAGCCTTCCAGTCCCAGCTACCGGTCTTCCTCTGGACGTTCACCTCGGTCTTCTGGATCTTGGGCCGTGAACGCTTCTTGCCATCGCCCGTTTTGGGTTGATCCTTACCTGCCACTTCCGCCTCCGTTAGCGTGACGATCCGGCGCAGGGTCGAAGATCTTGTCACCGAACTTCTCGTGGAGCGAAGCCACCGAGGCTTTACCCCTACGAGTGGTCATGAAGTAGCCGCTGTCCTGTTCGATGATCACTGTCCTCGGGACCTCCTGGTCCAGGATGACGTTAAACACCGAAGGCAGCGAGCGTCGTAGGGCAGAGAACCGGTCGACCTTCCGGGCCAATACCAACCTCGACGTTGTAGTAGGCGTTGGGCAGTAGCTGCCCCTTCGTAGCGATGGTGATCTCCTCATCGGGATCCTCCTTATGGAGCTCCTCGATCAAGTCCTTGACCTTCATTTCATCTCCTGGACCTCAAAGGTAATCTGGATATCCGTGATCTTGCAGCCTTCTTCCTGCATCGCACGGATCAGACCCGGCACGTTCTGGTAACCAACGTCCGCAGGCATAGTGTAGAAGTGTTGCCAGTTGTAGCGGTTCGACACACGCATGATCACGCGACTCGGAACGTGCGCCGATGCTACGACTCGCTCGGCTTCCTTCTTCTGGGTAGTCGCTACCCACTCGCGGTACTGCTCGTCATCAGCGTATCGACCCGAGCCATCCTCCTCGATGTACCGTTGCGACTCCAAGGCCTCAGGATTGGCGGGCGGCGCACTAATCGGCTGGGTCACTTGTTCCCCTCGGCCTTCAGTGCATCCTCGATACCCTTCTGGTACTCCGTAGTCGTCACACCGTACGTGTCGGTGAGCACCCGCAACGTGTGCAGCCACTGCACCCCGATGAACGTGACGAGCGCGCCCCAGAAGATCCCATTCGGACTCTTGCCACCAGTGACGAACCAGAGACCGTTCTCCTTCAGCGCAACGTACTTGTACGCTGTTGAGGTCATCGGGGCGACCACGAACTGCTTCTCGAAGGTCAGGATCGATCCGTCCGGGAAGACGTCGCTCTGCGGAACTGCTCGTAGCGTCTCAGCGATCGCCAGCATCTGCGCTGCCTGCCGAGCGTAGAACTCCGGGTCCAGCATCTGATCACGATTCATGCGAACCTCCACCTGTTTGCCAACGATCCCCTTCGGGTCGAAGGCGTCACTTTCGATGACTCTTGCCACTTCGTCCTCCTTGTCCAGTCCCAGTTGTGGGATGCAGTACTGGCACCCCTCTCCGCCGCACTGGCAGAACTCGAGACGCTCGATGAGATCGGCGATGTCGCCCCGAAGAATCTGGCCGAACTCCGGGTACTTACGACACTTGACAACCTCTAGCAGCGGATTGGAGCCAAACACAGTGCCCCGAATGTACTCCAGGTACTGGATCCGATCAGGCTTCTGCGCCGACGCCATCATGGCCGACTTCCCCGCGTCTTCCTTGGTGTAGTACACATCATCGAAGTGTATGCCCATGTTTCCCTCCTTTCTACGTGCCCCCGGCCGGAGTCGAACCGGCTACCTCTCCCTGACTGAGTCAGCCACGTGGTAGGAGTGCACTCTGCCGCCAGTGCTTCAGGGGCTAGAGCCGCTTAGGGCGGCCAGTCCCGTTACTAGTGGAACTCCTCGACCCTCCGACGTCCCCGTGCCACGGCTCCCTTGCGGGGGTTCTGCGAGCCAGGCCTGTGATGCACCACGTTCTCCGAACCGTTACCGTTCCGGGGCTTCTCGGCGGACCACGCAGCTACGCGAGCCTTCAGGCTACCGCCAGCCTTGCCCGTCCCCTTCTCGCTTACCACCTCAGTAACGTCCCTTTGCTACGGTGCGGCTCGACATGAGCCGCTGGTACTTGGCCGAACCGGTCTGCCACACCATCGTCGAGCCGCCCGAGTTCGGGTACGGCTTGCTCTGACGCTTGCCGTGCGGGTAGCCCCGCTGGATGAGGTCCTTGGCCATCTTGGCCGCCTTGGCACGGTTCTCCGCGAGTCCCATGTTTCCTCCTTGGTTGACTACGTGCCCCTGGCTGGATTTGACCCAGCGACTTCCGGTACTCAGAGGGTTGGCGAACGCTTAGCGCTTCCCAGATTCCCTTGACCGGACGCTTTACAACTAAGCTACAGGGGCTGGTGGGGCCGGAGCCCCTGTGGTACTACTCTGCCACCTTGTCCTTCCCTGCCACCGAGGCACGGCAGCAGTACTTGCCGTTGACGTGGATCAGGCCCGTACGCTCGTCAGGGGTGTGAACCTTGTCCCTACAGTTCCGGCAGTCACGCATTGGTCAGTCCCTTCAGGGTGTCGCGGAAGGTCTTCCGCAGTAGTAGTTCCATGAACTGGTTGGTCTCGTTGGAAGCAACTCGGTCGAAGCTGATGTACACGTCGATCCGCTTCCAGTTGATGAACTGCTTGTCCGAGTACTTGTGGTACTGGATCGCCATCCTCTGGGCGTACTGCTCCAGAATGGCCATCTTGTAGCGGACTTCGAGGATCTCGGTCTGCAGACCCTCGAGTACAGGTGTTGCACGGTCCTCAGGGAGTAGGAGCAACTGTAGGTTTCGCGTCCGCACCTCTGTCCTCCTTAGCTTTTTGCGCTAATTTCATTCTACAGGAGCCCCAATAGGAAAATCAAGGGATCGCCTGCAAAATCTTTTTCCCACACCGGGTAGGACTAGCGCGTACGCACGAACTTGATCAGTGCGAGCCACTTCTTTAGTTCTGGCGTCTGCTGTTCCTTAGTTGCCACCAAGAAGGCTGCCAGTGCAGCATAGGCCTCGAAGGGCATTGTTGCTGTCACCTCAACGTTCACGTACTCCTCAGCACTCATGCCCTGGGGGTTGTTCTGGTGTGAGCACGTACCGTTTCGGCACGCCTCTTCGTAGATGCTGCACTCGCTGTACTTGGGCATATCAGACTCCTACCGTGATTGGCTTCGCAGGGGCGATCATCGCGTTAGGCGTCCACAGGTGCCGGTGCTTCTGCGGAATGTACCCTTGATGCCACAGGTTCCGCGTCTCGAGCTTGTACCAATCCTCGTCATCGTGGTTATAGTCCGAAACCTTCAGGCCCGCAGCCTTCATGCGCTCGGCCATCTCGTCCGACTTGATCACGAAGGTGAACAGCTGTCCTGCATAGCCTGCGGAGTCGTGGTGGTCCGCACGGTCCTTGGCTACCACGTAGTGTACGTAGTTAGGCGTCACGATCCAGCACCGCTTCGGGTCGTTGTCGTGCTCACGCTGTTCGAGCCAGTAGGCATCGTGCGAATCCTCGTACGGTCCTTCGACGCGCACCTGAATCGCTCCGCGGTCTTGGTAGTACCTCCCATGGCTGGCCGTGATCTGGAAAACGTACGCTACCGCCATTTCCTTGTCACCAGGTGCGTAGGCCTTGAAGATGCACATTCTCGACCACAACTCCGAATCGGCATCCCTCGGGCCCGACTCCGAAATGTAGGAGGACGAACGAGTCGACATCACCCACCCCTCCCTCTGCATCTCCTCGACCTTGTCCAGGCAGGCCTGCCACAGCGGATTCATCGCTCCTCCTTAGGTGGTAGCAATCCCATAAACAGAACGGTCACGCCTGCACTCAGGCAGACCAGGATCAATCCTACAAAAGTCCAGAACATATGTCCCTCCAGGACTCATCGGCACGACTGTTAGTCGTGGACCCTCCCTGGCTACCCAGTTCGGGTTTCGTCCTCAAGTTAGCCGGCCCTCTTCCCCTAGCTCCAACTCCTCTGCCCGGCAGCGCTATTGGTGTGGTGGTACCTCTCTCCCGTCCGCGTCTCAAAGGTCGAATCCAACTAGCAGCAACCAAGTCTCGGCGTGCACCGCACGAAGATGTAGTTCATCACAGCCCTCTCAGCAGGTGCCCATGGTCATCATCGCGCCGCTTCTGCTCCTCCTCAGCCACGAGTAGCATGTAGCTCCAGGCTTCGTACGCCCTCGGCAACTTGCTCATGGCCCGCCTTTTCATCCGAAGCTTCTCAATCTCACCGTTCAGCTCCTCGTCCTTAACGGCTCGCAGCCACTTCCGGTACAGTAGGTAGCCCATTATTGCACACCATACCCTCTCTCACCGCTCGGCCTGTACCACTCCCGCGTTAGGTAGGCGTACTTATCCTCTGTCGGAATCACCTTGAGCAACCTCGCCAATAGTGCCATCTGCACACACCTCGGGGCATACCTCACAATGTTCTTCCTTCCTCCGCCAGCATCTCAAGTACGCTGTAGTACTCAGCCTTTACGGCCGGCCTACCCTCGAGATCCTTGTCCTGAAGCATCTCGTACAGGGCATCCCTGTAGTGCTCCAGTGCGATCTCGATGATCTTCTCCTGCTCCCTGTCCAACCGAATCTTCATCGTCCGAACACCTTCCTTCCCTGCGCATCGGTTTCTCCGGGAATTACCGTTGTGATGTAGCTCCCCTGCGTGGTATTGCTGTTCCGCGCCGACCGCAACAGCCCGATGCCCTCTTTTCGGACTTTACAGCCTGTGCGTGCTGCTGACACCATGCGTATTTCAGACCCCACACGCCCGCCGCCAGGTAGCCCTGATAGGTTCTTGTCAAACGTGTTCTGCATCTTGTACGGCAACGGCTTCGAATCTACCTTCCGCGGGACGTAATCGTTCCCACGTCGAAGCTCTGTCTGCCTCGATGCCAGCCTACGGAGCTGTAGCTCCTGGATCTTCTTCTGCAATGGGGTTTGCTTCGGCACCTCGGACTCCTTGATTGGAGGTTTTCTTTTTATTATACAGTAGACCTCTGAGTACCTTCAAGGGGTTTCAGCTGTTTTGCTGAGGTTCGGGCGGGCCCCACCTCTCTACGATGTACGTTTGCTCAGGAACCTTCTCGAAGATCAGCTCCTGGATCTTGTGTGCTACTTGCCGGTGCGTTTGGGGAGCTCCGGAGTAGTGGTTGCGAAGCACTTCTGTAATGGCCCGCGTTAGTGCGTGCTCCGTCATTAGAACTCCGCGTCCCGCTTCTTCGCCCAGAAACGCCACGTTTGGAGTTTCTGTACGAACGAGGGGCGACGTCCCGAGCCTGCCCGGCCCCAATCCTGTTCCTCAACTTCGTACAACCAGGCCTTCCAGTGGGCGTCGGGGATCTTGTAGGCGTACACTTCCGGACGCCCTTGGGGTGTCTGGAATACGATGAACGTGTTTGCGTCCACATCCGCTGTGTAGATCGGATCGAGATTCTCGAACGGACGCTCCCAGCGAGGGAGATCCACCTGCTTGTAGGCACCACGCTCGAGCCAGGACCTGAACGCCTTTCGTGGTTCGCCTACGAAGGACAGAGCGACAGGACTAGGAGCGCCTCTTTCATTCAGACGAGTCACAAAAGCGTAACTAACGTTACCTTCCACGGTTCCGTCTACCTTTCTGGACTAGGTTTTCTAGACCCTACTAGTAGTTAAGATCGAGGTCTTAACTACTAGTATAACCTAGAACACGCAAGGAATCAACTGGGTCTTTGTGTTAATTTGTGCCGATTTTCCGCACGAAAAATACCTAAGATTACGATTAGGCTGACTGTACACTTCTAGAACCTCGGTTGAGGCTTTTATTATTTCTATGGTGTTATATACTACATAGAAGAATGGTTAGAAGTGGTTAGGTCTCTCTCTGCTCCCTCTTTTCTAACCTAGTGGAACATAGCGAAGGCGTTTTGCTCTATATACTAGCCTCAAACCAAATAAACCTAGACTTACTAGAGCAAACTAGAACTAGATGGGAGTAGGGAGTGCCTCAGGAAGAGGCACTCCCAAACCTATTCGACTACGCGCCGCACCAGTCCCAGATTCGGAGGTTCTCCGCCTCCTGGTCCGTAGCGGACTTCGCCTCCCGCCACACGCGAGTGAGGGTCCTCTTCGCCCTGTCCTCGTCCGACTCCTCGCAGCGGTGCTTCCCAGCGTACTGGTCCATGCTACTCCCCTTCCTCTCCCACCCCGAGGATGCCCAGTACTCCCACGGCCACAATGATCAGTGTCGCGATCAACATACCGACTCCTTACTCTAGCACGGGTCGGGAAACCTCGTGCGTGTGGGGTTTTGTATAGAACGGGGGCCCGGTTGGCCACCCCGGGCAGGCCCTAACCTTAGGTTAGTTCCCACCCTAGGTGTCCTACCTACTAACGAATACCGCCGAGAGTACTACCATAAGTAGGAGTACCCACTTGAAGTCGTTAAACATGTTACCTCCTAGGTAGTGGGGGCCCGTAGGCCCCCTACCCCGTATCAGCTGGTGTGCTTGTTCACGTACTTGGTGGCGAAGGCCTTGACCTCGTCCTCGGTGTACGCCTTGACCCCCTTCTTGCCCTTCGCGATCATGCCGTTCCGGTCGTAGTTGTACATCATCTGCGGGCGGATCCGCTTCTCGTTGCTGAGGGCCTCGAAGGCACCGTTCACGACGGTGTGGATCTTGTAGGGGGTGATCGTGGGGTCGTCCCCGAAGACGGCGACGGTGAGCTCGGAGACGATCTCCTCGACGGTGAGCTCGGGGGCCTGGATCTGCTGCTCGGTCATGATGTTGCCTTTCTGTTTGGGTGTTTTTGTTTTACCTGTTAACTATATTATAATGCGGATCTTGCGATGAAGCTACACCCGTGGGTTTGCTTCTAAGCAAGTAGGCAATTCATGTGTTACCATGTTTAACGTGGGTGTACTTCTAAGCAAGGCAAGAGCGATAGCCTCTCTGTCTCAGAGGTGTTACATATGACGTACTTGACATTCACTCTATACCGCTATATAATACACACAATGACCGAAAGGGGTAAGTAATGTACGAGGACGAAAGTGAAGTCGACATTGCTGCTGCCATGGCTAAGCGTAGGGCCTGGGTTACGGATAGCGATCTGAAGGCGCTGGGCCTGGAGCGTGCTACTGGCTTTGGTCAGAGCGACGGTGCGACGGGTCCTGAGAGTCATGTCGACCAGGCTAAGCGTATCCTGCGAGAGAACGCTCCGATGGCTGCCAGCTCGTTGGTACGGTTGGCGCAGTACGGCGAGAGCGAGACAGTACGACTTCGCGCCTCCGTGGAGATCCTGAACCGCGTCGAGGCTTCTGGTGGTGGCGCCGATGGTCGCGAGCCTTGGGCTGAGGTGTACGACCAGATCCTTACCACCGCGGATGTTGAGCGCTACGCCAACGAAGGCTAAGTCGTGTACCGCGTTGGCGGGCACTGGGGCCGTACTGTAATACGTGTTGGTGTCGAGGAGCCCGACGAAGAGGGCAGGCGACGAGGTCGTCGGGCTCCTCGATACACCTACGCTGGCAGAGGCAGCTGTGCGAGGCTTAAACGAGGTGGGTCTGAGGTGGGGCTGGGGCACTAGAAAGAAACCTTAGAAAAGCAGAGCTGACCACCTAGGGTAAGGAAGCCCAACCAGCTCGCCGGAGCACGAAGGAAACCATGGCGTGTGGAGTTTGGAGGGCTGCTCAAGCGGTTGTTAAACAAGGTTGGGAGCCGCAGTGACAGCAGAGCAGTATAGGATTAGGTTCTTGACGACAGTGTTGGCCGTGTGGAGTGTGGTCATAGGCGCATCGTTGTACGTGTATTTGTTTAGAAATGGCCCCTTACCTGATCCTGTACTGTTAGGCGTGCCCACGGGGACCTGGTTGGCGGTGTACCCACCGCTACCGAGCCGAATGAGGGAGGAACCTGTTGACACCGGAACAGGGTGAATGGGTTGTCAAGGCTGCGATTGCAGTGCCTACCATGACAGTAGTGGGCTACGGAATTGGCATAGCGAAGGTAGTACTTCGGCGGGCTGTGATTAGGAGAGCTAGTGCGAACCTTGCCCATAGCATGGCGGAGGGTGCTCACAGGGTCGTGGATAATGATCCTCGTACTTTCCGTGGGCCTGGTGGTCCTGTACGTAGATAACAAACGTACTAGGGAGTGCATTGCCAACTACATGGTGGCTGACCAGGAGAATACTGCTGCGCGCATAAGCTTTAACGACCAGGAGCGTGCAGCATTCAACCACTTGCTGGTGGTCTTGCGGGACATTAAGACGCCACAGGCAGAGCGTACGAAGGCGTACGATGACTATGTAGCATTAGTGCTAAAGAACGACGAACTTCGTAGGCAGCGGCCGCCGCTACCAGTTCCGACGGAGTGTGACTGACATGCCGCAGTACGTAGACAAGCGCAAGTTCTTCGAGCACGTAGGGTATGAGCCGCATCCGAAGCAGTGGCTCTTTCATAATAGCCCTGCGCGTTTCCGTGTGCCTGTCTGCGGACGACGATTTGGCAAAAGTCGGATGTCGGCAATGGATGAGGCTCCAGGTCTGATGATTCCAGATCGGCGCATTTGGATCGTAGGTCCGACCTATGACCTGGCTGAGAAGGAGTTCCGCGTTCTGTGGGATATCTTTATCCACCAGTTGGGCTTCGGACGCAACCGTAGGGTGAAGAAGGCCTACAACAAGAAGCAAGGGGAGATGTACATTGAATTCCCCTGGAAGACTCGTGTCGAGTGTCGCTCTGCAGATCACCCGGAGAACCTGGTTGGTGAGAAGCTCGACGCTGCAATTATGTCCGAGGCTGCGAAGCATAAGAAGGACACCTGGGAGCGATTCGTTCGCCCTGCTCTTGCTGACAAGCGGGGCAATGCCACATTCCCTACTACTCCTGAAGGTTTCAACTGGCTTCACGGTCTTTGGCAGCTGGGCCGTGATCCGAACTTCGAAGAATACGACTCGTGGCAGTTCCCGTCGTGGGATAATCCATACGTCTACCCTCTTGGCCGTCAAGATCCGGAGATCCTCGGCATTGAGCGAACGACTGCTAACGAGTGGTTCCTTCAGGAGTACGGTGCTGACTTCTCGGCCTTCATAGGCAAGATCTACGGCGAGTGGCAGGAGAGTGTTCATGTCACTGACGTTAAGTTCAACCCAGCTTGGGACTCTTACATCGGATATGACCCCGGTTTCACAAATCCCTGGGCTTGGATCTGGTTCCAGATTGACCCTCAGGACAACGTATACGTGTGGCGAGAGTACTACCAGCCGTACCGGCAGCTTGCTGAGCATATCGCGTATATGCGGAATATGGAACAGCCGGAGGGTTACCACCTGGACTTGGCTTTCGGAGATGCTGCAGACCCGGAGGCCTGTGCTAGCATCAGCGAGAATTTCGTACCTGCGTATGCTGAACCGGAAGCGAAGAAGAACTGGCGTGAGGGCATTGACCTTGTCAAGAGCTACCTGAAGTTGCGGGATGTTTACTCACCAGCGGGAAACATTGTCGTCTGCGACGAAGACGGGACGCCTCTTAAGAGGCCCAAACTCTTTGTCGATCATTCGTGTAAGAATCTTATCCGGGAGTTCAATAACTATCGGGCTCCGGATACACGACCTGAGATCAACGTGCGTGAGCAAGCGAAGAAGTACGATGACCATGCACTCGACGCACTTCGCTACGGACTCATGCATATCTTCAAGCTGGGCTGCAATTCGCGGCTTACCGACCTCTACCAAGGAGTAGGGGACTTCGAGCCTAGTAGGGAGTCCTTTGCCCCTGCAGGCGATGGCGGCTTCTTCGATTGGGATAACCTTAACTTCTAGGAGTTCGTATGAGCGATCAGTTGGAGCTCTTCGAGCTCCCGGAAAGTGGTGATCCAGGGTCTGTTGCTCTCGCAGAGATCCTGGATGCCTACGACGTAGTCTCGGCCAGTACTACCAATCCCTACATCGTTGTAGCGGAACGTGGCTACCAGCTCGCAGACCCTGCGGCGCTTCCTGACGACCGTACCATCCCACTGGCAGAGCTGGGCTATTCGAGCCCTTCTCCGTGGACCTCGTGGGTGCGCGAGGAGTGGAATCCTAAGCTGCAGGACAAGCTAGGCATTACTGAGTACTACCGTATGAAGCGGCTCGACGGCATCATCCGCGGGTCCCTGCGTGTGTTCAAGACGCCAGTACTTTCGGCTCACTGGTTCATGAAGCCCGGATCGGACTCTACGCGCGACAAGAACGTAGCTCAGTGGACCCAGGACAATTTGTATAACATGTCCTCCTCTTGGAGTCGTACTCTCGAGGACATTCTCCTCATGTGTGAGTACGGCTACATGGTGATGGAGAAGGTGTACCAGCTCAGTCCTGATGGGAAGATCACGCTGAGGAAGTTGGCCCCTCGCCACCCGGCCGACATCCAGGAGTTCCTGTACGATATCAATGGTGGCCCCAAGGGCATCCGTATGGAACCTCAGACGCTCGATACGGCTATGAACACTACAGCACCGCTAACGCCACTGAATCCTTCTGAGCCGCAGGGCGTAGTGATCCCCATCGAGAAGCTGGCAGTGTTCTCCTTGGAGGCTGAAGCGGGTGACATGCGAGGCATCTCAGCCCTTCGGTCGGCGTTCAAGCACTACACGTACAAGGACACGCTATACAAGATCGACGCCATTCAGAAGGAGCGTCACGGTATTGGTGTGCCTGTGATCAAGATGCCTCCTGGATGGAAGGCTGCCGACAAGAAGCTGGCTGAGCAGATTGGTCGGAACCTCCGTACCAATGAGCGCTCCCATATCGTACTGCCGCCCAACTGGGAGATCATGTTCGCCAAGCTCGAGGGGCAGCCGGTTGACTGTATGAAGTCGATTGACCACCACAACGAGATGATCATGGTGAACGTCCTTGCAGGCTTTCTTACGTCTACGAATACTAAGAAGGAAAGCCTCGAGACGTTCTACAAGGCAACGCGATATGTTGCTGAGACGGTCGCGGATACCATGAATCGCTACGTCATCGAGCCGCTGGTGGAGATCAACTACTCTAGGGTCAAAGCTCCTTGCCTGAAGGTGCGGCGTATCGGCGAGTGGGAGGACGCACGTACGCAGTCGTTCACTCTTCGCAACTACGTTGGAGCTAGTTTGATCCGTCCCGACGACACGCTGGAGAAGTACCTGCGTGAAGAGAACGACCTCCCTGACATTGACTATGATACCCGTCAGGAAGTTATTGCGCCGCAGGATCCGAACCAGATGGATCCTAATGCTGTACCTGCGAATGCGTCTAGCAATAATGTACAGCCTGCTGGGCCTCCTCGGGTCGGTCCGCCACGACAGCCGAAGCCATCACCTGGATCTCCTAAGGCTAACGCTGGCCGTGATCAGTCGGGAGGTAAGTGATGGCTACGCCGACACTCGTAACGGTCGAAGGGTCACTCAACCCTGTTCTAGGTGCGGAGAAGATTACCTTCAGGATCCCGACGCTACTCAGGTACTCGGCTGGTCCTGATGTTATCCTGCCGGGCGACCAGCTGTCAACTGCTGTAGCTGTCAACGGTACGTTTACGCTACCTGTGTACGGTACGAACGATCCCGCGTGGAGTCCGGCGAACTGGAACTACACAGTACTTATCGAGGGTGATAACCTACACATTGAGTACAGTGCGCAGGTACCTTATAATGCTGGAACAATAGATTTTCCGTCGATTCTCCCTGCACAGAGTGCATCTCTGGGTACGCTCTACGCTGCCTACAGCCACGGGCACCACTTCCTGGTTCTTAACGTTGGTGATCCTGTGCCTGTTGATACCCCTCCCGGTACTGTTATCATTCGCATCTAAGGAGACTAGATGTCCGTCGTTGCTAGCGATATGAAGATTCGCTACAGTACTACTTCAGGTTCTGCGGGTAACAGTACGGCAGGTACTGCGGCAGGCTCGCTAGGCAAGTACATGTCCACAACTGATGCTTCGGGTGCGGCCAACGTCTTCTTCGACGATGTAAGCTCGTCCGAGGCATCGGCCGGAGATACTGAGTACCGCTGCGTGTTCGTGTACAACTCGCACTCGACTGACTCAGCATTGAACGTCACCGCACAGATCGTATCGGAGGTCGGTGGTGGCGGATCTACTCAGGCGGCACTAGACAACATTGCCACTTCCTCCGCTGGTTCAGCGTCCGCACAGGCTGCGCAGATTGCCAACGAGGACACTGCTCCGTCTGGCGTGGGTACCTTTGGTACTAGCTCACTGAGCATTGGAACTCTGACTGCCGGGCAGTGTAAGGCTGTCTGGCTGAAGCGTACCGTTTCTGCCTCTACTGCTGCGATGACTGGCGACGGCTTCACCCTCCGAGTTACCTTCGACGGCTAATATGACAACGCTCTTCGGTGGTGCGACTCCTGCAGGTAGCCAGTTCACCGATGGGTCGCCCGGCATCCACGTTTGTACTACGTTCACCTTCCACAACTCTGGCGTCGGAGTAGCTGGGCAGGTTACTGAGGTCTGGTTCTATGTCGGCTCAAACACTGGTGGTACGTGGACAGTTGTCGGCTGGGAGGTTACTGCTGCCGACCCGAGCGGTACAGGAACGTTAGTAGCGAACCAGGCGTTCTCAGGAACGCCAACAGCGAACGCCTGGAATAAGGTTACGCTTAGCTCGCCGGTGACCATCCCTGCGAACTACAATCGTCGGTGGCGCTTCGGTGTCCACAACGACCAGAACTATTGGGTCAACAACAACTTCTTCAACGTACACGACGAGACCAACGCACCGATTACAGCGTATCGCGATAACGACACCACTAGTACGATAGGTCGAATTGATCAGGGTACGTTTGCTGTTACCTCTACGGTGACAACGTACCCTGCCTCAACGGGCAACAAGGCCAACTATGGCATTGACGTTACCTTCGTAGCTGGCTCTAGTGTCACCAAGGATACGACCGAGTCGTATCGCATCTTCAACTCAGTAACTAAGGACACAACTGAGAGCTACCGTGTTCTGAACTCGGTAACAAAGAACCAGGCCGAGTTCTATCGGGTCTTGAACTCCGTTACCAAGGACACTACGGAGACCTACCGCGTCCTCAATAGTGTTACCAAGAACCTGACTGAATCCTATCGTGTCCTCAATGCACTGACTAAGGACGCTGTAGAGTCTTACCGTGTACTGAATGTAGTCACTAAGGACACGGTTGAGACGTATCGTATCCTGAACTCGGTCTCTAAGGATACTGCTGAGTCTTACCGTATTCTCAATAACTCTACCAAGGATGTGGCCGAGACCTACCGCGTCTTCAACAGCGTCACCAAAGACGTAGTAGAGTCCTACAACATCCTTAGTGGTACTGCTCAGCAGAAGGATACCACCGAACGGTATCGCGTCTTCAATTCGGTCACTAAGAATCAGGCAGAGCTCTACCGTGTCTACAATGTAGTTACCAAGAACATTGTAGAATCGTATCGGATCTTCAACGCTGGAACGATAACTGTGAGCGTGTGGAGTTCTGATCTTGTGGAAGTCCCGGCGACCGTTCAGGGTTTGTGGAACGGTACTACGGTAGTTCCCTGTACGCTCGAAGTGGTCTAACAAATTCCCACTTTGACGTACTTGACCTCATAGCGAGGACTGTGATATAATATGACCAGAGTACGGGCCGGGAGGGAGGGCAAATGGCACGCTTTGGCTATTATGTAGACCTTCGCGGTCTGACTTTTGATGAGCACTCTAATAACCCTCGGTCGTGGGTTATGGCCGCACGTGCGAAGGAGTACCTTCACCCTTCGTATGGCAAGCTGAGCTTCACTCCTGAGCGTCTGCGCCGCTTTGCCGATAGTGTGAGGAACAAGATTCGCGGCATCGAGCTTGACATCGACTACGACCATAAGGCCGATCCTACCAAGGGTAATGAGGCCGCTGGCTGGGTCAAGGATGCTAAGCTCGAAGGCGATGCGCTCATGCTGCTAGTCGAGTGGACTAAGTCAGCCGCGTCCAAGATCAAGGAAGGTGCTTACCGTTACTTCAGTCCAGAGTTCCAGGATGAGTGGACTGATGCTACTGGCATTAAGCACCAGGATGTTCTCTTCGGTGGCGGCCTTACTAACCGACCGTTCCTGAAGGATCTACTTCCGGTCAACCTGAGCGAGCTCACGTTCGCGGAAACGAAGAATGAAGGGAAGGGCATGGATCTGTCGAAGCTTCGCCAGCTCTACGGCCTGCCTGAGGACGGCTCGCAGGATGACCAGATCCTGGTGCGTGCTCAGGAGGACCGTACGGCTGCGACGAACAAGGGTGGTACTCCGCCCGATCGTACGGGTACGACTCATGCACCGAACAACAGTGCTGGCGATACGCAGGAGAAGCTCGATGGGCAGACCTACGACGCCACCACTGCTGGTGCCGTGAACCCCGACGGTACGGCTCGTACGCCCGACCAGTTCGAACTCTCGGAGCTCGCTAAGAAGAGCCCGGCAATCGCGCTCCTCCTCGCCGAGCGTCAGGAGACCCAGAAGCGTCTGACCGAGCTCGAGCAGGCGAACAAGCTCTCCGAGATCAAGGTCAAGCTCAACGAGTACCGCACCGGTGACAAGGTGGTCGCCCCCGCGATTCTCGATGAGGCGTCGAAGCTGCTGGTGGCACTGCCGGTTCAGCTGCACGAGAAGGTGCACGCCATGCTGGCTGAGGTGCAGAAGCTTGGCGAACGCGGTTCCGTGAAGCTTGGTGAGGTCGGCTACGGCCACTCTCACGCAGGTACCGGCTCGATGAAGCTGGCTGAGGATGCCGTTGAGGAGGCTGCGAAGAAGCTCTTCGAGCAGCACTCCAAGACCGACAAGAACTACTCCATGGCAGATGCGTACGTGGACGCCATGGCAGAGAACCCGAAGCTGTTCAACGAGTACCAGAGCGCGGCGTACGCGTTCAAGGCCTAGAGAGGGGGTAACCAATGAGCGGTCCGAACTACGTTCTCGACAAGGGCTACAACCTCTCCAACTCGGGGGCGGCTCAGTCGATCTACCGGTTCATGAAGTTTGGCTCGACGGAGAACACCGTTCTCCAGACGGCTGCAGTCACCGACAAGGCTCTGGGCGTGTGTCAGCAGCGTGTTGATGCTGCCGACTCGGCCACGGGTAATGTGCAGGTCGACGTTCGCATCCTTGGTATTTCCAAGGTTGAGGTCGGTGCGGCCAACTCGGGCGTCATCGCGCTCGGTGCCTTCGTCGCTCCTGATGCTGTAGGGTGTGCGCAGGTTGCTGCCGCTACTCAGTTCGGCGCCGGCATCGCGCTGCAGGCATCGACCGCTGCAGGTCAGTGGATCGATGTGCTCCTGCTGCCGTTCCTGCGTACCACTGCCATGGGCACGGCGTAAGGGGAGAGTGACTAAATGGCCGTCTTCAACCCCAACGGTGGTGGCAATGTCCACATCGATAAGGTTCTTACCCAGATCTCCGTCGGCTGGCCGAACAACGGCTTCGTAGGAGAGGCGCTCTTCCCCACCGTTCAGGTGAACAAGCAGTCGGATCTCTACTACGTCTACGGACGTGAGGGCTGGCTGCCGGAGCGTGGTGACGAGCGTGCCCCAGGTACCGAGGCGAACGAGATTCCGGGCATGCAGGTTAGCCTGAACCCGTACTACGCCAAGGAGCACGCCCTCCAGATCGCGGTGACGGATGAAGAGCGCGAGAACGCTGACTCGCCGCTGTCGCCCGACCGTGATGGTACGGAGCTAGTGACCTCGAAGATCATGCTGGGTCGTGAGCTGATCTTCCGGAACCTGGCCACCACTGCCGGCAACTACGCCTCAGGTAACTCGGTGACGCTCTCGGGCGTCGACCGTTGGGACTCTGGCGACGCTGCAGGTTCTCACCCGATCCAGGATATCCGCGCAGGCATCACGGCGATTCACGCCAAGCTGTTCATGCGCCCGAACACTGCCGTCATCCCGTGGCCGGTCATGAATGTGCTTCAGGATCACTCAGACTTCCTGAACCGCATCATGTACGCCGAGCGGGCGATCTTCAGCCAGGATCTGCTGTCGTCGATCTTCCAGATCGACAACATTATCGTTCCGGGTGTCGGCTACAACACGGCGGTCAACTACGGTGCGGCGGAGACGCTGGGCTACGTGTGGACCGACGATGTCATCCTGGCTTGGGTGCCGCCTCGTGCAGGCCTCAAGACACCTGCCTTCGGCTACGAGTTCCGCTGGGGCCCGCAGTTCGTCGATCGCTGGCGTGAGGAGAAGCGTGCGTCGGACCTCATCCGTGTTCGTCGTCGGTACGACACCAAGATGATCGCTCTCGATGGCTCCGGCAAGCAGGTCGCAGGTTACCTCATCAAGGATACCCTCGCCAGCATCTAAGGAGGCTAACATGGCGAAGACTTACTACGCTGTCACGAAGATCAAGCACGGTGTGCGTACCGAGGATGGCTCACAGGACGGCAAGTACGAGCAGAAGGTCTTCGAGGTTGGAGACAAGGTCACCGGCCTGTCCGCCAACGACATGAAGTCCCTCTGGCATGCAGGCGCTCTGACTGACCAGGCGCCGGCAGGTCAGGACGAAGACGAGCACACCCAGGGACAGGAGGCTTCTGATGATCAGAAGTCTTCTACCGTCACTCCTGCCAAGAAGGCCACCCCTGCGAAGGTGCAGGACCAGACCAAGTAGTCCGATGAGGAGTAGGCATGGCTAACCTTATTACGCTTCAGGAGGCTCGTGCCTGGGGCGAGAAGACTAAGCTTCAGCCTGCCTTCCAGAGTGGCCTCGACTCTGATCTCCTCACTCAGATCCAGGTCGAGGTGCTCGGCAATGTAGCCGCCGTTGCTGACACCTCGACCTGGATCGATTCTGACACCACTCCGGGTTTGATCAAGACGATTCTGTCCAAGCTCTACGTAGCTTGGCTGATCGATCGGCAGTACTCGGAGGACGAGGAGCTGTCGGCGTACGCTGCACTACTACGCGCTACTGCACTTAGTCTTCAGATGTCAATTGTAAGCTCGGACATCGACCTTCCCGGATCGTCTACGGATGATCCTGGTGATGGTTTGCCTAGTAGTTATCCGACAGATACTACTACGGACAGTGCAGGCAATCCGTACGGACCCTACTTCACCATGGACAAGGTCTTCTGAGAGGCGGTTAGTATGGCGGGACTCGGAGACCTGCTAGCTGCCTCTCAGATGGCAGCAGCAGTAGACATGCTACGATTCGACTACCAGATCACGGCGTTCGAGTTCAAGCCGTCTCTGGGCCTAGTAGCTAAGCGCTTGCAGGCACTTGGTGATGAATTCCAGGACATGCATGATCCCTTGGAGCGTAGCATCAAGGATGTCATGACGATCTCTATCCTAGAGAACTTCATATCGGGTGGTCGTCCCTCCTGGGAGGCCTTGAGTCCCAACACGTTGCAGAAACGTGAGAAGGATGGGTCGGGCGCTATGATCCTGGTCCGTTCTGGTGCTCTGGCTGACGTGGCGTCCTCGGTAGGGATTTGGTCCATCGGTAAGGCCACTGCTACGATTCGTGACCTGCCTGGCAAGGTGTGGTACGGAAAGGTCCACCAAGCTGGTCAGTCTGGGAACGAGTTCTCCGGCGGAAACTGGTTTGACAAGTACAAGAAGGCAGCACGTAAGGCGGCAGGTCCTGAAGAGGATGACGAAGAGGTCACCAAGCTGGCCTACAAGATGTTCGACCAGCGTCTCCTCAAGCACGGTCCTGCACCTCGTTCTACTCCGGCCATTCCTGCGCGACCCTTCGCAGTGTTCCAGGACGAAGATATCGATGCGATCCAGCTGATCTTCATTGAGTGGATCGAAGAGAAGATCCGTGAGGCCGGCCTGCGATGACTCCTGCTAAGTTCCCATCCGAGGTCGCACAGCGTATCTTAGCACTGCTCAACGATAGCGCCGTCACACTATTCGGCAATGACTACCAAGTCCTCTACGGCGATCAGAGTCGAATAGGTATTACACCTACTGTCTGCGTAGAAGCTGGCGGTACTGGTCGTGACCTAGCCGGCGTACCCAGTCGCGTGGAGAACATACACGTCTGCTACATCATTATCTACTGGGCAAAGGTAGATAGTAACCAGCAGACTAAGTTGGACAGTGAGCGTTGTGGGGAAGCGGTAGTCGCACTTCTAGACCAGAACCTCACGCTAGAACGTAATGGCGATGGCGGTATCGTTATCCACGGCTTCGTGACTAGCATCGAGCCAGGATATCGGGCCAGAGGCCAACAGAACGCCAGCAATCTATACTACGCCGTCCGCCTAACGTGGACAGGTAAGACGAAGACGATGTTGGGGGCTTGATGCTCTACAAAGTGACAAACAAGGGTCCGGCTCGCACCGTCGACTTCCTCGGCGTGTTCGCGGAGGGTGAGACTAAGGAACTGACCCAAGCTGAGATCGACCACTACCAGGACCGCCTGGGCGTGCCTGTCTTCTCGTCCATCCTCGTCGATGAGAACGAGTTCGATGTCGAGGTCATCACCAAGGGCGAAGGGAACTAGGCATGGCATACGGAATTGGTGCCGGCGGTATCTTGGGCATTGCCCTCGAAACCGTCTCCGGAACGTACGTGGCCCCTACGAAGTACGTACCATTCAATAGTGAGAGTCTGGTATGGCAGCAGGAGACGAACTTCCGCCGGGCCATTCGTAACAGTCCCGACGTGACGTTCGCAGTGCCTGGCAATGCACACGTCGAAGGTGACGTCGAGATGGATGCCTTCGATGACATTCTGCCGTACTTTATGACCGCATCTCGTATGGATGTCGTGAAGACTGGTGCAGGGCCGAACTACACCTATACCGGTACCCCGAATGCCAACGCAGTACCCGCGAAGACAATGTCACTTACTGTCGTTCGCAACGGTGTTGCATTCGGCTACACCGGTGCCACTGTTGGCTCGTACACGTTCGGCATCGACGATGGTACGCTTACGTATACCGCCAGCATCATGGCGAACGACGAAGCTAGTCAGTCCGTACCTACTCCCACTTGGCCCACTACAACGCCTTTCGGTATGGGTCAGTACGACATCCAGATTCCTACCTCCTCGTCGGTCACTGATACTGACACCTTCGAGTTCCAGGTCGAGGATAATGCTGAGCCGGAGTACCGCCTGAAGTCGACTGGTCGAGGTGCGAACTTCATCAAGCTCGGCGAGCGCGAGGTCACTCTCCATGTCGAGCGTGACTTCCAGAACCGTACTGACTACGATGCCTTCAAGGCAATCACGGCCCAGTCTATCACGCTCACGGCCACCAAGGGTGCCAACAACAGTGTGACCATCCTCCTGCCGGTGTCGATCAAGGATACCTACGAAGTCAGCCTCGACGGTCAAGGCGATCTGGTTCGAGGCGTCATCGACTACCAGTGTCTCGTGGGACCCTCGACCGCTGCGTACACGCTCACGGTTAAGTCCCAGGAGAACCTCGTCTAGGACAGGTAACGGCGGCCGTGTGGAGTTTGGGAAGCCACACGGCCGCATGTTTAACATGGTTGCTCTTGTGCCTAAGCAAACCCTTTGCGGGTTGCTTTAACAATGTGGTTCAATGTATAATAAAGCATCAGGGTCCAGAGGGAGGACAAATGCCTGTTGCAGTAGCTGTGGATGAACTCCACAGGGAAGAGCTCAAGAGTCTCGAGGGTGGCTACGTTGTCATCCGTGAGATGACGTACGGCGAGCGCATTCAACGTTCGAGCCTTACTGGTGCCATGAAGATCCTCAAGGACAACAAGTCCGATTACGCCGGCGAGATTAGTATGGAGACGCAGCGTCTCACGCTTTGGGACTTCGCCAACTTGGTTGTTGAACACAACCTGGAAGATGGCGACGGTCGGACATTGAACTTCAAAAACGAGGCGGATGTACGTAAGCTCAGCTCCCGCATCGGTGACGAAGTTGGCACACTCATCGACAAGTGGAATAGCTTCTCTGACGAGGGAAACTAATCCCGCGGCTACGTGCAAGCGTTCTCACTAGTCGCAAACCTGAAGATGATGTGGTAGAGGTCCTGAACCTCTACCATATGTGCAAGACGTTCCGACAGTTGCCTAGGCCTGGCGGTGTGCTAGACCAGCCTTGGAAGATCATGTTGCTGTTCCAAGCTATTGACCAGGCAGAGTCTGAGCGGGAAAGTCGCGAGGCTAAGCGGAGGGCGGCATCGAATGCCAGCAACGGTTCGTGATATTCTCCTTATGATTCGTGCTAAGGAGGATGCTACCAGGACCCTGAACAAGGTATCAGGGGCTATGCGTAGCACGAGTGCTGCTGCTGATGCTGCCTCCGCTAAGGCCCGGGCGGCAGCGCTTCGCGCACAGGCCGATCAGGCTAGGCTTGCTGGGGCCACTAAGCAGCAAGTTGCTGCGATCCGCTCTCAAGCTCAGGCCTACGATAACCAGGCGCGAAGCATTGAGGAAGCGCATAAGCGTAGTAAGTCGTTCTCCAGTACGCTGCAAGATACTGGTCATGTCATGGAGACCGTTGGTATCGCCATGATGGCCGGCGGTGCTGCTGTAGCATATGGCTTGAAGCAGGCTATCGACGTTGCTGCGGCGTGGGACAGGCAGGTTCGACTTACCTTTACTCAGGTCGACAAGAAGTACAAGCCAAGTCTGCAGCAGCTGTCGGACATCGGTCTACGTGTGTCCAAGGACATTGCGGTACCGTTCGAAAGTGTACAGGATGCCCTGTTCGACGTCTTCTCGTCGACTGAGGCGAACATGCCTCAGGCGGAGGCACTACTTAAGTCCTTTGCCAAGGCAGCCGTAGCCGGTCAGACGGATATTCAGACCGCATCGCGTGCTACGATTGGTCTGATGAACGCCTTCAAGCTTCCCTTCTCGGACGTTAACAAGTTGCTGGACATTCAGTTCCAGCTGGTCCAGGAAGGTGTTGGTACCTACGAGGAGTGGGCTAACCGAATCGGTCTTGTGTCTCCGTCGGCCGTTCGCGCCGGTCAGTCTATCGATATGATGGCCGCTGCACTGTCGACGGCTACGCGACTTGGTATGAATGCTGCTAGAGCTTCGACTTCGGTCGCTCGCGCATTCGATGCCATGTCGAATCCTAAGACCGAGAAGGCCCTCAAGCGTATCGGTGTCGCTTCTCGTGACGCTAAGGGCAACTTCCGTCCCATGGTGGACGTGCTCGCAGATTGGAAGAGGGAGCTCGACAAGCTTCCGGAGAAGGATAAGGTTGCACAGATCCTTGACGTGCTTAAGGGTGCAGGAGGCACCATTGAGGCTCGACGGTTCCTGCAGCAGGTCCTTATGTCTAAGGGTGGTCTCGAGCTCTTCCAGGCACAGGTTAAGGAGTTCGCTACTGACAAGGGTGCGTTCACCAGTGCCTACAATGACATGGCCAACTCCGTTGCATCCAAGACGGTGTTGCTACACAACGCCTGGATGCAACTTAAGTTGGGCATCGGGCAGGCGCTATTGCCCTTGTTCTCGCAGTTGGTAGGATGGCTACAGCGTTTGGCGAATTGGTTCAACGCGCTGCCGCCTTCCACCAAGGAAACGATTGCTAAGTTCGCAGCTCTAGGTTCTGTGCTCCTAGTCGTCGGCGGCGCTGTAACTTTCATAGCAGGTCTTCTCGCTAGTCTAGCAGGCATCCTTGCTGCTGCTGGACCTGCATTGGGTCCCATGATTGGTGGCATGGCTGCTGCTGCCGGTGGTGCCACGTTGCTCGTAGCTGCGCTAGCAGGATTGGGTGCCGCTCTCTACTTGGCGTGGCAGAAGAGTGCTGCCTTCCGCCTTGCACTAACTTCGATCTGGGAACTCGTTGTTGCTGCAGGCAATGTGATTAAGGGCTTCGCCCAAACGGTTTGGCAGTCGTTCTCCAGCACAGTTCTCCCTGCGCTTCAGGCACTCTGGGTACAGATTCAGTCCAATGTACTTCCAGTAATTACGCAGCTGGCAGTTTGGGCTAAGGAGAATCTGCTTCCGATCCTCCAGCAGGTAGGCAACTTTATTCAGGGGCAGCTGAAGGTAGCGTTCCAGAACATTGCGGATGCAATTCAGTCGCAGCTTATCCCAGCTATCCAGGACCTCAATGGTTGGTGGCAGCAGAACAAAGACGTCATCCTGCCTGTCGTTAAGGCCTTGGGTGTTGTAGGTGGTGTAATTATGGGCATTGCACTGAGCATGATACCCACCTTCATCAATGCTATTGCGGCTCTCATAGGTGTCTTCCGAGTCGTTGTGAAGGTTGCCATTACTGTCTGGAATGCTATTCGCAGTGTGGTTACGAATACGATCGCCTCGGGCAAGATGGCAATCAGCGCCTTCATAAACCTTATGAAGACGTTGGCATCAGCCTCTCGGAGTGTTTGGAACACTGTTAAGGGAGTCTTTACTGCCGGCATCAATGGTATCAAGGCTGCCTTCAGTGGTGCAGGGTCGTGGCTACTCTCGGCTGGTAAGGATATCGTTCAGGGTCTTATTAACGGCATCCGCGGTAGGATTGGTGCTGCAGCTTCTGAGGCTGCTAGTCTGGCGAAGAGTGTACTGGGTTCCGCTATGCGTGCTCTGGGTGTGCACTCGCCATCTACCAAGTTCAAGGCTATTGGTATGGACGTGGTTCGTGGTCTGACTGAGGGCATCAAGAACGCTACGACACAGCGTCAGCTCATGAACGCTATGTACAAGGTCACACGTGACGTGCAGCGCAGTATTAGTGCTGCCGATATTAGTACTGCCGCCAAGCGTTCGATGATGGCGAAGTGGAATACTCGCCTTGCTACAACTACTGCGAAGCTGAATGCCCTAGAGGGTAAGCGTGTAGCTCTCCAGAATAGACTTGCTGCTGCGCAGAAGAGTGTTAACGATCAGATTAAGGTACGTGATGAGCTCTCCGGCAAGATTAGTGATGCTCTTGCCAAGAGTGCAGATCTGTCTTCCCTGACCGACGAACAGAAGGTCTCGTCGAAGACTATGATCGATGCACTCAATCAGCGCCTAGCAGATGTCAAGAAGTTCCAGGCGAACTTGCGTGATCTTGCTAAGCGTGGGCTCGATAAGGAAACCATCGCAGATCTGGCTTCACAGGGTGTTGATGCTGCAGGTGCTCTGGTGTCGACGCTGGCTGCAGGTAGCAACACTGACATCCGGATCATTACTGACTTGCAGAGGCAGATTAGGGCGATCGCTGGACAGACAGGTAAGAACGTAGCTGGTGATCTCTACAACGCCGGCATCAAGGCGGGGCAGGGTCTCATTAAGGGTCTGCAGAGTCAGATCGGTGCCATTACCAAGCAGATGGCTGCCATAGCTACGGCACTTGTGAAGCAGATCAAGAAGGAACTTGGCATTAAGAGTCCTTCTCGTGTCTTCCAGGAGATTGGTGTTAACACTGCACGTGGCTACATCAACGGCTACGTGGACAAGATCAACCGTGAACGTAGCAACATGGCAAACGCGACCATGTTCTCCCCAAACTCCACACGGGCGGGGTTCGGTTCCTCCAGCATGGCCGGTGCTACGTATCAGCGTAACTACGACCAGAAGATTACCATCAACACACAAGAGCTCGATCCGCGTAAGCAGGCGGCCGCATTGGGTTGGGAGCTGCAAGGGAGGCTGCCGTAGTGGATACGTTTTCGTACCAGCTGGGTGATACGGGTGTTATCCTTAACCCAAATGACCAGACACTGCCCTTCGTGGACATCACTGAGGTACAGGGTCTAGATAGTCCTGACTTCCGTGCAACTGAGCGTGACCACGAAGGTACCGACGGTGGCTTCTTGGATGCCGAGTTCGAGAAGATGCGTACGATAGTCCTGCAGGGGCAAGTGATTGGTGACGTCTCTACTGTCGAGACGTTTATGGATCAACTGAAGTCTGATTGGTCTCCTCGACGTACCACTATTCCCTTCAGGTACGCTCACCCTGGTGTAGCTCAGAGGGTTGTGTTCGTCAAGCCTTTGGGTGTGCGCTATAGTGTGAACCAGCTCCGCCGTACTGGATGTGCTGATGTACAGTTTACGTGTCAGGCGGAGGACCCTCGCATCTACGACGATGCAGTAGTTACGGTGTCACTGATACTAGGTGTCCCCCTTACTACTGGCTTTGCCTTCAACTTGGGTTTCCCGTTCGGCTACGGTGCTCCAGCTAGTCCTGACGGCGTTACTGTTACCAATTACGGTAATAGGCCCGCGCCTGCAACTATCACGATACCTGGACCCGTAACTAATCCTGTGATCTATAACGACACGACCAGCAACGTACTCTCGTTCAGTATAGACGTTGCTAGCGGTGACTACCTTGTAGTAGATCTGGGCAACAGGACAGTCAAGCTAAATGGTTCTGTCTCGCGTCGTGGTGCACTACTCGAGCCTGATTGGTTCATGTTGGAAGTAGGTAGCAACTTCATCCGCTACCGAGCAGAAGCTGGAGGATCTAACCCTGCCAGCATTGCCTACCGAAATGCCTGGAGGTAGTTATGGCAGTCGTTAACCCTCCCGCCTTCCTGCAGAATGCAGGTGCTACACATACTGCCGAGGTCACCAGGAATGCCTTTGCAGGCATTGCAGGTATAGCTAGGGCTGCTAGCTCGCTGGTCCCTCGACCCGGCGTCCTACTTGCCTTTGGTAGTGCACTGACTGTGACGCAGCAGGGTGCACCTGCGATGGGAATTACCGTCGGTACTGGCATTGGCTACGTTGCAGGCACTGAGGGTACTACGCAGGGTATGTACGCCTGCGTCAATGCTACCTCTACCAACGTCGCCGTTACAGCCTCTCATGCATCCCTAAACCGTATCGACCTTGTTGTCTTTAGGGTTTATGACACTCAGTATAGTGGCGCGTTGAACCAGTGTGCCCTGGAAGTTATTGCCGGTACGCCTGCAGCTTCCCCTGCAGCACCTGCCATACCCAACAACTCTCTGCCTTTGGCAACTGTTGCCGTAAATGCAAGTGTGACCACTATCGTCAACGCCAACATTACTGATATTCGTCCATACATGCCTATTGGCGTGATGCCTGTACGGGTCTTCAGTGATCTACCTTCAGCCGGCGTAGCTGATGGTACCTTGGCCTACGTACAGGGTGAAGATACTCTGTACACCTACAACGGCAGCGCCTGGACGCGTGACTACCGTCGAGGCACTCCTGTAGGCTATGTCGTGTCCACGTCTGCTACGGGTGCTATCGGTACCTCTAGCACTGTCTTCTTGTCGGTGCCCTCAGCTACCTACAAGGCGAACACTGCCTACAAGATCAGTATCGAGTGCGGCTGGGTTATGTCGGCTACAACTAACTTTCCAGTCGTAATTGTCAAGAAGACTGACGCGGCAGGCGCGACGTTAGTCGACTTCGCATGCCGTCCGACTAACGGGACTGCGGCTGTAGCCATTGGCGATGAGATGTCTCGCATCTTCACTGTTGGCGGTTCAGACGTAACTGCGGTGATTGCCTGTACTGTCAGTACTCTTGCTGGTACTGTAACAGTTTCTGCAGCTTCGACACGTCCTCGAGTCTGTCACATTGAGGAGTTCGGTCGAGCTGCTGACTACCCCACCCATCCTGTTCTATCGTAAGGAGGTGAACAATGAGTAACTGGGTTGTTATTCCCTGTCTCTTGAGTCTACGTGAGGAGTTCAATCGTCTCAATCCCAACCGTGACAAGGGTGCCGATGGTACTATCGGTGACACGTCGCACACGTCCTCGTCGGACCACACGCCCGACGAGGACTCGGACGTCCTGCGCAGCAAGGACCCTGATTCCGTCAACGAGGTCCATGCTCTGGATGTGGACTCGACGGGTCCTTGGCCTGGCACTACCTTCGACAAGCTTGTGAAGGAGGTTATCGCAGGCGAGAAGGCTAAGTGGTTGGATGCCAATGACAAGTGTCGTCTGAACTATGTCATTTGGAACCACTACATCTACGACAAGGACAACAACTTCAACCCGGAGTGGTACGACGCTACTTCGGATCCTCACACTACCCACGCACACTTCAGTGCGCGGTACGAAGCTAGCTGCGAGGCGGACACGCGTCCGTTCCTCGCCACGAAGGAGGATGACGTGACTAAGGACGAGTTCATGGCGTGGATGAAGGAATTCCATGCTAAGACCAACGAGGGCTTCGCCACCTGGATAGCTGACGGACTCGGCGGCGCCAACAACGCCTACGCAGTACTGCGCGACACGTCGGGACGCACTAAGGTGACGCTGGATGGTCTGAACGAAGTGAAGGCTACGCTGGCACAGATCCAGGCTGTAGTAAACGACATTCAGACTTCAGTCGATGCCCACATCGCCGGACTGGTGGAGGGAAAGTGAGCGACGACCAGACCGACCGTAGCCTGCCTGACTACAACGGTCCGTATGAAGAGCGCAACGGTAAGGACGCGTATGGGCACCCCGTGAACTCTTTCGGTCGCTGCGAAGGCCTGAACGCTCAGCCTCCGACGTGCCCGCCTGACGACGAGGAGTAACAATGTCGAGCGCCGTGCGCTACGTATTCATCGACGCACTGTCGGGGACTATCATCGAGGAGATCCCTCTGCGCAGTGTTACGATCAACCAGACGCTTAGTGGCGGCGAGTTGCGTGCGACGTTCGACTTGGACATCAGCGGCCTTTCCAATGACCAGCTCGTCTCAGCTACCATTCCTGGCAAGTGCTTAGTGGTGGCCGAAACTGACTCAGTGGTGATCTGGGGCGGGCTGGTTTGGACTAGAACATATCAGAGTCAGGCTAAGGTAGTACAGCTGTATGCGAAGACGCTAGATCAGTACGCCACAAAGCGTGTCATAGAGATTAGCAGGTCTTTCACATCTACCGATCCTCGCAACATTATGCTTCAGTTGTACCAGGACATGCAGAGTGATCCCAACACGATCCAGATCACCTTGCCTAGTACCTTTCCTACCGCAAACGCGATTGACTTTGAAGTCGATGCCAGTGAGCTGAAGTCCTACCGGTCGGCCATGGATCAGCTATCTACTCAGGCTGTCGGGTTCGAGTGGACAATCGACTGGACTCGAATGGGTAACACGTACGACAAGGCCCTACGCATTGGCATGCCGTTGGGCAGTCTGCAAAGTGATACTAACCCTATCTTTGAGTATCCAGGTAACATCCTAAACTACTGGCGCAACGACACCATTGGTTCAGGTGGTACTAACATCTATGGGGTCGGTGCCGGCGAGGGCAGCTCCATGGCTGTAGTGGAAGTTGTTCATCAAGACCTGCTGGACGCCCGCTTCCCTCGACTCGATGCTACCTACTCCTTCAAGGACATCGAGGACTTGGATACGCTAACAGAACTTACTCAGACGCAGGCACAGATAGGTAAGGCGCCCCAACCGATCTACACGGTACAAATGAAGGGCGATCGTGAGCCTGCCTTCGGTGACTACGGATTGGGCGACTACTGTAAGCTAGTGTTCAAGGATCCACTTCATCCCGATCCTGGAACTACCTTCCCTACTCGCATCCTTGGGTGGGATTACTCGCCGTCGCAGGCAGACGGCGTATCCGAGGTGCAGCTGATGCTTCAGGGAGATGACGACGCAGAATGACAGAGATTCGTCAGCATCGCGAGATGCCTGATCTCCTGAAGCAGATCGAGGAGCTATACAGGCGCGTCGTTGCTCTTGAGCAGGGGAAACGGCTAGGTAACACATCGTTAGACGGTGGTGAACTTAGCATCAGAGGCGGCGACATCGTCGTCAGGAGTTCGGATGATACTCCTGTCACACGCATCGAGCACGGTAATGCACCTCGTATTAGGTTCTATCCCAATGACGGAGTCGACGACCTAGAGTCCACGATCCTTGCCTGGGAGAACCAAGATAACGGTGGCTCTGCCATACAGATGAACGTTCAGCAACCTGACAATGTTCAAGATGGTGGCAAACTGCTACTCATGAACCGTTCACTGTACTTGTCACTACAGCGGAATGCACTGCCCGAGTGCTACATGAGTATCGGGGAAAGCTTCAGCTACCCTGAGCACTTCAGGTTCCGCGGACGCTGGCGCGTGGGCGACCAGTCCGACAGTGACGATGCTATCGTGTTCGGCATTTCCAATGTAGCAGCTGGCTTCGGTGCTGCCAGCTTTAACTTCATACAGGCCTTCGACACTGCACCGTTTATGATGTACAGCATCTTCAGCGCTGTTGGTCCTGTATCTCATAACCTAACTGCCGTCAGCAACACCGGCTTCACTGTAGGCTGGTCAGGCACAACTGCCAAGACCATCTACTGGCAGGCATGGAGGCAGTGATGAAAGTCAAGTTCGAGTCAACTAAGGTAGAAGGTTCAAGTATCCAGGTAGCAGCC